AGCTTTGTAAGCAGGCTCATTGTTAATAACAAATAAAACCACATCTCTTTGTAGATCTTTATCTTTCGATTCACCTACCATGTGATATCCTTTTCCGTCACAATGGTCACAGCCTTCGCCTTCGCATTTAGGACACTCTTTTTTCTCTTTTTCTTCAGTTACAGTTTTTGCAACCTTTTCGTCAGCGTCTGCAGCTTTTTTGTCTTTTTTAATATCATCTGTTTCTGGATTTTTGCCAGTTTTCTTGATAACATCTTTTGCTACTTTCGTATCAACATCTTCAGCTTCATTTGCTTTCTTCACATAAAGTGACTGATCGCCATCGAATGTATAGTTATCTGGATTAAATCCTTTAAGCTTTTTAGCTTTTTGATACTCTTCTGAAGAAAGTTTATCTTGTTTCAAGAGTTTATTTTCTTCAATGATTGTTGACTCATTTATTACAGTTCCTGTAAATTCAGTATCATAAGCAAGCTCATATGCTTCTCTTATTTGTTGGTTTTCACCAAGCATAGAATCTAATTTCTCAAAGAAATCTTTTCTTTTTTCAGAAGGTAATTCATGTACAGCTTCAACTTCGAATTCTTTTAATAATTCAGAAATTGCTGATGTATACTTTTGCTTCGCTTCTTTTTTCTTTTCAAGAGCTTTATTTTCATCTCTTGATAGTTTCCACTCAGTAAACGTTTTAATTAGGGCCATTTGTTTCTTTTTAATTTTAAATTATGACTGTCTTCGTGCCTTTTTTAGGTTTAAAGTCTTTTTTAATCATTACGGTTATAATTACAAGTTTCATATTAGTGCCTTCGCCTTCTAACTTTGTAACTAAATTTAAATTGTTCTTTGGATTATAAATGTGAATGAATGCTCCAATATCTAATTTGTCAAATATTAGTTCATCAGTTATTTTAGGTAATGCTTTGTCAGCAGTACTAACAATATCTGAATCTGTAATTACAGTTCCTTCATGTCTCCTTTTTCTTTCATCAGAATGAACGGTTGCATCTATCACAACTTTAATCTTGATATTCTTCTGTATCTTTGCAAGATTTCGTTCTACTATAAATTCATCAAAGTTCTTAAACATAAAGTAGTATTGTTGATTATTTTTATATTTATCAAAGATTCACAGATTTAATTTGGTAAGGTAGTTCTACATCTTTATAAATTTTTAACCTTTCGTACATGTGTCTAATCATGAAATTATTGAAGTAGACCTTTCCGTCTCTCTTTAAAGAAAAATCATCTGTAAAATCTATGATTAATAATTTTGATTTCTCATGATGTTTTCTTAATCCTCTACCGATACTTTGTCTTACAATTACTTCTGATTTATATGATTCTGTAAAGAAGATTGAGAAGATCTTTTTCACATTAACTCCTGTGGAAAAAGTACCATATGATGCTACAAGAATAACATTATCTCCTTGTTCCATTTTTCTCTTATATACTTCTCTAGTTTCTGTTGGAGTTGAACCATCGACATAATAAATTTCTCTCCCTCTATTTAAATCTCTTAATTTATTATAGAGTGCTTTACCATATGCAACTCTATGAAATAATACTAGAGAATTCTTTTTAGATGTGGATATAGTTTTACAAACAAAGTCAAGACGTTGCTTGTTTTCTATAATATAATCTCTTTCAATATTATATAACCTTTTTGAATCAGCTGATTGAGATGCTTTAAAAAATGCTTCTCTAATTTTTTCAGGTGCATAATTTAATTTGATTACTTTAATTTCTACTGGAGTAATATGTCCTTTATCAATTAAGAATCGAGTACCAACTTCAGAAACTACAGGTCCTGTTTGACTCATTAATGTTAAACGGTCAAGTGTCCCAGGCTTAGGGATTGTTCCTGATACTCCAAAGGTATAGTGGGTATGTTTACATTTCTGTAAAATTGTTTTGATTGAGTTCGCTTTCATTTTGTGGCAATTGGCAACGTTTAGTCCATTTGCTATATAATTATGATTTAAGCCATCTTCTGATTTTATTCGAAGATTAAAAACTTCATCTTTATAATCTATTTTTTTAATTGATTTAATTTTCATAAAATAATCTTCTAAACTTAAAATTTCATCATCTTCAGTCAATTGATCTGCTCTTTTATATTCACCTGAAATTAATTTTACTTTATGATTTCCGGTAATTTTTATTGTAGATCCGTTTTCCATTTCTATTTCATACATTTGATTACCTTTTGATAAATTAGTATATACGAAATCAACTTCTTTAATTTCTTGTTTGAGTGTTCTATCATTAGTAGTATATACTAAATCTCCTGAATTAATTTCAGATATTTTCTTTTCCGAACCATCTGACATTGTAATTAAAGTATCTGGATGTAAACACTCATCAATATTAACAGCATCAAATTGTGCGAAAAATTCTTTAGGTTTTTTAACTAATGATTGATAAGTACCAACAACTATATTTGAACTCTTTTTAATTTTCTTACCTGAGTAAATTAATTGAATTTCATAATCAATTATCTTTGGGTCATTGTATTCATAAAAATCTCCATCTGCTTGTTCCACAAGAGTGACATTGGGAACTATCATTAAGATCTTTTCAAATTTTAATACTTTGATGAGATATGAAAAAACCATAAATGTAATTAAGGTCTTTCCTGCAGAAGTAGCTAATTCACCTAGGCAAGATTTGTATTTTATTATTTTCCAAGCAGTTTCAACTTGATAATCTCTAGGTTGTAATGCATTTCCTTCGAATTGCTCAGTTACCCATGACTGGAAATCTTCTAATGAGATTCCTGAAAAATAAGAGGATAGGTTTTCAATTTCAAGTTCGAATTTGAATCTTTGACAAATATCGTAAACTTCTTTCCATAAACCAAAGGGTATAAGGTTCCCTTTGATAAATTTCACTTTACCATCCCATCCTGAATAGAATTTCTTCTTAAATGCCCAACCTTCAATTTGTTTCTCTAATGAGATATTGAGTTGGTCTATTTCAATTTGTGTAGCATCAACTATTTGTAGTAGTTTGTGCTCGTGTAAAACCTTTATTTTCACTCATAAGGTTTGTTTTTTATATTAGGCTATTTACATCCTGTTAGAATCGACAATATGCTTAATGGAGAATCCCATTTTATCACATGTCATAATCTGCTCTTTTAAGAAATATACATAATTATCGAATATTTCTATCTGTCTTATATGTTCATTTAAATCTCCTGAGATATAAATGTCTTTGTCATAATAAGTTGCAAGTTTTAAATCAAAATTAGTAGCGTAATTATGATACTTGGTTTTCTTTTCCCTTTTTAAAGATGAATTAAGATAAGATACTTTGTTCTTATAAGAAGCAATTTCAAATACTAAATCCTCTCTTAATATCAACATGTCCATATGGATTTGAGTATGCTTAGTTGCATCTAAGTCAATTTGCTGTAATTGTTTAACTACGGCAATGACTTTATCTTTCCATTCTCTTCTGCTTTCTAAGAATTTCTTCTCTAGTGCTTTGTTTAACTCCGAATAATCTACTTTTTTCTTATCCATTTAAAAAAGATCTTTTGTTTGCTTTCTTGACGTTTGTGGACCTATCTCTCTCATCCTAACAGATCGATTTTGAGTGGCTTTAGGTTTTTTATTTAGATCGATGTCAATGCTACCTAAAGAATCAAGATCAGGTAGATCTGAGTCCCATTCGTTAATCAATTTGTATCTCTTCTGAGATAATTCAAGATCCCTCTCGAAATTTTCATTTTCTTCCAAAAATATGTCTATATTATTTTTATACATATATCAAGTCTAAAGCTTCGCTTGTAAAATATTTTTCAGCCTCTCTAAATAGAGGTTTCTTAATTTGACTGCTTAGAACTATAATATCAGCCCAATCTTTTAAGTCATAATCCCATAGTTCAAAATCAGAGATGAACTTTCTCCACATGAAAACCTTTTTTCCTAATTTGATTTTTTCAGCCATTTTTGTATAACCTGCTTTATCATTATCAAAAAAGTATCTCACGTTCGGATGCTCATCTAAGAATTCATCATTTAATCCAACTGAACTTTTTCCAATTGAATTTGGGTATAACCATGAATCTGATGCTCCTTCAAAAACTGTAACTCTCCTCTCAAATTGTACTGTAAGAAGATTATATAGTAAACTGATTTTATCTATACTATCAAACTCATATCCTTTGGGTTTATCCTCAGGAAAAAATTTGTCATATATTTTTCCTAGCGGGTATTTTATATATTTCATTGTAGATTCGTACTTCGGATTGAAAGTTCTTGTTTGAAATCCAAGTACGTTTTTATCATCTAACATATTGAAGAAATATAAATTGCCTCTTTTAAATGCTAAATGATTTAATCTATGATGAAGTTTTTTCTTTGCAACATAAGGATGAGTAGGATATACTGGAGATAATCCTAATTTATCAATGATTTTTTGTTTAGGGATTGCATACTTTTTTAATTCATCTATTTTCTTTTGAGAAATAGTATCAATATTTTTTGTAAGTCCCTGCTCAATATAATCATTAACAGTTTTCCTGATATTAATTCTTATATTAACATCGTCAATTTCTCTGTTATAGAAATCAAAAAAGTTAAGAATTGTAGTGTGCCAATCACAATTGTAACAATGAAAGTAGCCTGAACTAAAAAAGAAGTTTCCTCTTTTCTTAGAAAGCTTTTTGTCAGAATCTCCACATCTAGGACATGCAAATCTTAAAAAGTCTCTTCCTTGTTTTATACTTTGTTTCTCATAAGAGTCATGGTGTTCAACCAAAATCTCATGAAGTGTATTTTTTATTTCAGGTGTGTTATCTTTCTCAATCATTAGGCTTTGTTTTTATCAAAAAAAAGGCCTAACTAAGTAGGCCCTTTTATTAAGTTCAGAAATTAAATGATATTAAATATCATTCAAGAAAGATTCAAGATCATCATCAGACGATGCATCAGAAGTTTCTTTTTTGCTCTCAGGAGTGGTAACAGATTCTGTTAAATCAAAGTCGTCATCTTCTTCAGAAGCGTCAGATTTGCTTTCAATATCAGAAACAGTATCTTCAACAGAAGGTTTTGATTTTTTAGCTGGAGTAGAAGTTGTTGCTTCTCCACCCATGATAGATCCTAAATGTGAAGTATCTTCAGTTATTGAAGAAATAAATGTAAATACTTGACTTTCTTGCTCTTGAGTTAAAGGTTTGTAATCGTATTCAGCTAAGTCTGGAGCTTCTGCTAAAACTTTTTGTTTAATTAACTCCATTCCTTCCTTAGTTCTTTCAACTTGCTCGCCATCAACAGTGATTGCTGAAACTTTTGGAGAGAATTTACAACCTGAATAATCAGGAAATTCACCTTTTTTAGAGATTTGAATGTAGAAGTCTTTACCTTTGAATAAATCAAAAACATTAACTGGATCTTCATCAGTCATCTCGTCAGGTTTAGCTTGCTCATCAATAAGAGCTTTGATAGTCTTATTATATCTGAAAATCAAGGTTTGTCCTTCAAGATCTGGGTTATTAGGATCTTTGATAATATGAACTAAAGAGTGAAATTGCTCTTTTCTGTTCAATTTTTTTGCATTTTGCTGATCTACTGCAGATTCAGATTTTGCAAGTTTCCAATAAGTACTTGCTAAAGGACATTTTTCTCCAATTGTTTGTGGAGAATCAAAGTAACCTCTTACATTTACTGATTGCTCATTTAACCAATACACGTATTTATGTAGCATTGATTTATTTTTCGGATCGGTAGGATTTGGAATAAATCTTACGATTGCTTTGTAGATATTATCTTTCCCGTCAGCGTACTTTGGAGAATATAATATTTTTTTCTTTTCTTCTTTTTCTTGAAAGTTCATGTCTTGAACATCAAGATCAAAAATGTCAAAATTGTCTGATTGACTCATAGGCTTAATTATTATTTTTATTTAGGTTATTTAATTGAACAATTATATTGAGAATAAAGCATAAGTTTAAACATATTAGTAAAAAGTTTCATTTTTTTCTACTTTTTTTCTAAAAATTTTTATTTGCTTAGACTATTGTATCAATGTTTTTATTTATATTCAGAAATAGTTAGAAAGTTTTTTATTAGATTATTAAACTTTTTTGGCTAGAGGCCATAAAATAATTGTCTTCAATTTTCCAGAGATGAGATCTATTCTAGCTAGATAGGTATTCTATTAAATGTTTAACTACAAAATAAGAATCTATAATATCGTCAAAAGGTTTAGGCACGTCTATAGAATTTTTCTTTTTAACTAATTCTATTTGATTTCTACAAAACTCTTGAAACTCAGAACCAGAAGTTATTTTTTCTTTCAAGAAGAACTCAAACATAATATCTTTCTTAGATCTACCACTACCTGTAGCAGATGATTTAATTGCTGTTGGTGCAAAGACATAAACTTCTTTCTTAGTTCTCATTTCAAAGAAATGTTTCAATATAGAAGTCATAGTAACTAAATCAATAAGTACATTCCCTTTTGCTCCATAAGCATATCCTTCAAATGCAACAACGGTTTCTTCCCACTCTTCATCAGACATAAATGGTTCTAAAGCTTCAAATACGATATTCTTAATAGATCTACCATTCTTTAACTTATTCCATTCATTGACATAATAAGGCTGTTTCTTATCATTAGTAACTAAAAGAGAATAATCAAATACAGAACAGTCAGAAATTTCTTCCGAAAGTATATTATGATATTGGAAAGCTTTTTTGTGGGAATTACCTTCATAATCTCGTGCTATTGAAAAAAAGTGTATTTTGTCAGGTTTAATTAAAGTAATACCTGTGGAGTTCTTTGAAAAATCGACTCCTATAAAATTTTTAATCATATTTTATTTTCTTATAAATGTTGTAAATTGGTTTCTTAAACTCGATATTGTTTAGCCTTATTTGAAGTAGCAGTTATTCCGGTAGCATTAGTGTCCCATTCAGCTGCACCACTAACGTGTACATATTTTCTGAATATTTTAAATAAATCATTAAATGAAGTATTTTTGAAATCAATTACTAAGAATGAATTTTTAGTATCAATTTGATTCTTAGAAATTTTAGGGTACATTGCTAATAAAAGATATTTAAATCCATCATCTAAACAGTAACCATTGAAATCAACTAATGCTTTGAAATCTATAAATGCTGAATAATCTTGCTTCTCAATTATAGTTGTGATAATCTTTTCTTCATCAGATGATATTTGAGGATTCATTGGAATTCCTTCAGATCGATGTCCTCTTAAAATATATGCTAATTTTTTAAGATAATCCTTTTTTGCATTAGAATCTAATGTAGCAATTAACTCATTTGAGTAATCAACTACATCTTTAACAAACTTTCCAGTGAATCCACCTTTAGATTTTCTGTAAAAATTAGTATATTTTGTTTGATCTACCGTTACATATTGGTTAGATAATTCAACTATATTTTTAGTGATAGTTTCAATAAAGAGATATTTTGCAACTGGTAATACTCTACCATTTTTAGATTTAACTTCTATGCTTTCATTTGCTACACTTTGTAAATCTCCATGATTTGCAAATTTTAAGTCTGTAAAAATTGAAAGTAATCCTTCTCCAGGTCCAGTGATAGGTCTAACCCCTAATTGTTTCTTAAATAACTTTTCAAAAAAATCAGCGTTGAAAAACTTTTTATAGTGTTTTGCAATATCATCTATTGAATTATTAATACCATTTGATAAATTAAATTTATAAATATTATCACCATTAATTAAAATTCTTTCTAATTCCTTTAATGTCTCAGCATCTGCAACCTTTATACTTGAAGAAAATAAACTGATAATTTGTTCAGCCATTAATTCAGGTCTGTCACTGTTTGCTGTCTCTAATGCGGTTTTAAGAAGTAGAAAAATTTCTTTCTTTAATAAAGCTGATCTTACTTGATTTAATTTCTTAGAATCTTCTGCATCTGAAGTATCGAATTGTGCAATAGTATTATCTGTCTTTTTATCAGATAGATTTAAATATTGTAATTTTTCAGTAACAAATTCTTCAAATGATATATTTAAGTATTTCTTCATGTATTTCTTCATAATTTTATTAAAATTGTTTCCCAATTGTCGACCCCATGGCAGCACCGAAGATTCTTGATGTTAAAAGGTCATATAAAATACCCTTTTCAATCCCCATTACTTTGGCAATTATTTTTCCTATCTTTTTTCCTAATGCAAATCCAGTTAATCCGCCAAAAATAGATCCTAAAATACCTTCATTTTTTGGATTCTCTAACCAATCTTTAACATCCTGATCTGAGATCTCATTAGACTCATATAATGCTTCGAATTTTTCAAACATTAAATTATCTTCTTCTGTAAGTTCATAATTAAGAGCTTCATTTAATGAATCCATTTCAGTATTATTAACTATATCTTCAAATTTTGTAAAAGTCATTTCTTATAATTTATTTAAATAAAGGTCCGGCAGAGTTTAAATATGGTTTACCATCTATTCCGATTAATGCCCAACCTTTTTCTCCAATTACTTCAATACTTCCGTCAGATTGTATTTTAAATCCAACATATCTTCCAGTTTCACCTTTAGACTGTTTTCTTATTTTTGCCCAGTTTTTAGCACTTGATATTTCACTAACTTTATTTACTCCGAAATAATCTAGAGTTGCTTTAATAGCAGGATTAGCTGCTGTATATGTGTAATCTCTTTGCTCATTTAAAAAATCTTTAAAAGTACTGTACATAATTAGTTATTTTAATTTATCTGCAACTCCTATAACGTTATAAGTTGTGATAATTTTTTGTAATATTTTTGGTATCTTCGAAATTAGTAAACATAACTTTGTTTTAATTTATAATGTATTTATCAACCTTAATCAAATGGGAATTTAATCTCATATGAGTTAAAAACGAAAGTAGCATCAAAAGAATTGAATTGCTGTACATTATCCGAATAGTTCAATTGAAGTTCTTGCATATTTGTAAATAAGACATCTTTCATTACAAATTGCATTAATCTATTTCCATCACCATCAACGGTAAATAAAGTCATTGTAGGACAGTAGTTCTCTGTATTGTAAAAATCATACCAATAGTCGAATAATTCCATTAACAAGAAATAATTAGCATATCCATCAATTAACTGAAAAGTAACTGATAATTCTTTTGAAGATGTTTGTCCTATTGGAGCAGATGATCTCCATTTTCTTTCCTGTCTTTTTCTTTGTGTATGGGATTGTTCTGCTGGATCATATGAAAGAGATGATGTATTAACTCCTTGAATCGTAAAATTTAAAAACTCAGGAACCTCTTGAATAGGTGAAGGTGCTCTTCTTACATATTTAACCCATTTATCTCTAATTTCTTGAGGGAAAAAAGTTTTTGGGAATTGAAATTCGAATAAATCATTTCTTGCATCTAATAGCATTATTTGTTAGGATTAAGTTTAACGTTCTTTAATAAATTACCTTTCTTTCTAATATCGACTTTTCTTTTCTCATTTGTTTGTGATGTTACAACTCTAACATCAGATTGAGAATTTTCAATTTTTTGAAGATTAGCATTTGCAGGGCTAGTTCTTTGAATAGTAGAATTAGGATTTTTCAAGAATTGAATCTGTTCTTCTTTTGTTGAAACCAAAGCTGTTAGTCTTTCAATTTCTCTATCCTTTCGAGATATAGTTTCTTGTAAGTTTTCGATATTTTCATTCTTATTAAGAACTGTATTTTGTAAATTTTGAATGTAATTAACAGAGTTTTCTTTGGTTCTTTCTGATTCTGTTACAAATGTTCCAGAATATACTAAATTATCTCCACCATTATCAGTTCTTATTATGATATAGAATTCTCTATTTACATAACTTTGAATTTCAGCAGCTGCAGCTTTTGGTACATAAAATAATACTTCACCTGAATCAGGATTAACAGATTCAGTTACTAAATTTTTATAACTAACTTGAGAATTATTATTATCTGTAAATGCAATTCTTAATTCTCCAACCTGTGTTAAATTGAAAAAATTAATTTGGTTATCTTTTGAAGTTAATAATACAAATTTTAAGTAGTTATCAAAAGGCGAAATAGCAATTTTTAATTCACCTTGTTTATATCTTTTCTCTGGTACATTTTGTAAAGATGTTTGAGTTTGTCCATTTTGAGTATTTACTTCATTGATATCTTGTATTAAAATATTAGCACTATCAAAGAAATTAGGTACATATTGAACTGAACCTTCAGATTTTCCTAAAAATCCTTGCATCTTAATTTCGTTACCTTGTACTAAGTTATAAATTTCATCGATAACTGGAGTTGCTCCTAAATCAATTCTCTTTAATGACTTACCATATTTTGTAACATCATCAAAAGTTTCTACTGCTCTTTTAATTATTTGCTCATTTGTAGATCTATTAAATAATCTAACAGTATAATCAATTGTATAGCTTAAAGCTCTTTCATTTCTAATAACAGGTCTCCAAAATCTTGCTTCTTCAAAATCAGAGTTTTGAATCCAAGTCTCATTGTTTGTTTCAATCAATGTCTGACCGATCTGTTCAACTTGATATAAGTTATTGATTATCACCCAATTAGAATTTGGTTGTGTGTTGAGTAGCGTTATATAGTCTTGAATTGAACCTCCATTAAATTTTGCTGATAATAAAAAATAATCACCTTCTTCTGCTTGTTCAATATTTGCTGTAATACCTTCAAACTCATCTCCAACTGGAATGCTGAATTCTACTTTATCTAAAATATTAAAATATCTTTGAGCATTTATTGTTTCAGAAGATCTAATTGTACTTACTTTGAATTTTAAATCCTCTGATGTATCAATACCATAGCCGTTAGTTAACCTTGAATTAAGTTTATCAGTGTCCTCAGCATCATCTTGTGCCTCTGCAATTAAACCGTAAATAGCAGGTAATGAAACTTCTACATAAGAAGAGTATTCCGCACCACCTATTAAAAATGGTCTTGGATTAATAATTGCATATGAATCTGAAGCAAGATATGTAATAGAAGATAAATTATGTCTTCTTCCTAATCTGTTTATAACTTGTGCCTCAACTATAAATCCATCATTTCCTTCAAAATCATATCCTGAAGCAAAGTGAATTCTAAATTTATCATAAGGGATATCATAATCAGTAGCAAAGTCAACAGCCAAACTATCTGAATCAGTTAATCTGTCTAACTCATCATTTAAAGCAGTAGGTTTATCAATATTTAAATATCCATATCTACTTTGTGTTTCATCTAATAAAACAGATGAAAGATCTCTAACATTTTTGAAAGTTTGTTCTTCAGCATCGTCAAAAAAGAAATAATTTCTTCCTAGACCTGTATCTTTCATTATATAAACCCCAGTATCTCCAGTGTTAAATTGTGCTGGATCTAATCTGTCAGTATAAATGTACTCAATTAATATGTTAGGATTTACCTGAAAGTACCTTGAAGTTCCGTTCATAAGTTATTTATTTAAATCTTTTTATTGTCCAAACATTCCAGTTTAATCCAACTCCTATATAAGGATTAACTTTGCCGTTTGAATATGCAATGCCTAAAGTAGGACCAACTCCTAATCTTGACTTAGTTTCTGTAGGTGTATTTAAATTCTTATCAATATAAACAGAATTTAAAGCATTAAATTGCACAAACTCAGAAGGTGAACGTGCAACTACTTTAGATCTACCATCATCAGTTTGAATTGTTTCGAAGCTTAATTTTATATTAAATGTATTATCTAATATAGTTGTTTCTCCTTTATCTAAAAAAATTCCAGTTTCTAAATACTTTAAAGATATTGGAGTTTCCCATTTCATGTTATGTACTAAACCTGAATCAGAATAAAAATATGAATCTTTAAGAGTAAATGCAGAATCTGAATCTTGTTCTATTGAACCTTTGGTTTCTCCAACTTTAGTTAAAACAGTTTCAATCTCAGAATTTATAAATGCTTTTAAGTCTTTATCTGATGCAACTAATTCTTCATATAACTGCTTATCAAATTGCTTAAGTTCTTCGATGTTTTCAACTGCATATCCTAGTTTTTCAGAATACATATTGCCGTTCTTATCTATTTGTACTTTTACAGAATCTTTTAGAGCAGAAATATTTCCCATCATCGATTGCTCGAATTTTTCTCTTGAAGCGATTTCCTCTTTTAATCTGTTTTTGGCCGGCATTACAAATGCAAACCAAATTATAACAAATATTATAACATATTCAATAATACGTGGGTTCTTTTTAAAAAACTGTAATATGGAATTTAATATTTTCATTTTAAATCATTTTTTTCTTCCCATGACTTTAAGTTTAAATCTGGAAATTCTTTTCTAAGATCTCTATAATCAATCTCTTTATTTAGGTGCTTTTCTACTATCCATTTTATAGATGCACCATGGTCTACTATCATTGCTTCCCAAACAGTTCCATCATATGAATCCCAATCTGCAACTTCTTCTGCTTGTACATAACCCATCTTAGTTAACCAAAATATATGAGTAGGATGCATCTCATTTACAAATTTAGTAATAAAATTTTTAGAGTCAAAAAACAGCAGTTCCATCCTCTTTTTTCGCATGTTTTGCTAATGATTCACCTACACCACAAAGACTGTCATCTTTCATTGATTGCACAAAGTCTTCAAATGCATTTTCTCCTTCAAATATTTTCTTTTCCATATCTAAGTTTTTTAATTAATTAATTTTTTATTATGAAATGAATTCCCAAGAATTCCAATTACTTCCTTCGTCAGAACTATATCTCAACCAAGTTCCTTTTGTAGTACCGATTGGAGTATATCCTATTATTTGTTGAATAATATCATCTCCTGATCTTGTAACTGTCATTAATCCAATACAGTTTGAAGGTGATGCAAGATTTTTAGGTAAATTACTATATTTACCTCCAGTATGCATATAAATTGCAGAAGTAATAGCATTATTTGCATTTGATGGCGCCAGTCTTCTAGCCATAACAGTATCATCTATTCTTTGATAATCTACAGAACCCATTGCTATTTTAGATGTAGTAACAGCACCTGTTGCTAATTCAGATGTGTTAACTTCACCTGCAGCAATATCATCAGAAGTAACAGAGTTGGTTGAATGTTTCGTAGATTCGCCGGAAGAATTAATTCCTGAAGTATTTAAATTTCCAGAGTGATAAATTGTTCTCAAAGGACCCCATTCAACCGCGTCATAATCCTGTCTTTGAAATCCTATAAAGTCAGCAGTTTTACCCATAACTAATGCATTGGATCCTTTTACACCACCACCTGTATGTGAACTTATCCATAATACATCATTCCATGTGGGTGCATCTGATCCGATATTATTATCTTGTAACATTTGGTATCTAAGTTTACCAGCACCAAATATTGAATTATTAGGTTTTTCTTGTCCACTACTAATATAATTGTTACCTTTTAAATATGGAATCCTTTCAGCTGTAAGTTCACCCTCGAAATAAGCACCTCTATTAAAGTGAAATCTGGATCTATCTGTATGGATGTGACCCCAACTTGTATTTTTAGGACCTATTTCAATATATCCATTTGGTGTTTGATGTCTTAGTGCTCCATCTGATATAGGATTAAGGTAACTATTTGCACCTGAATTAGTAGTACCAAAGAATAACCTACTTCCAATTGCAGCATCTCCACCTCCATAAAGTCTAATCTTTGCATCTGGAGAAGTTCCGGAATTTGATGTCTGTACTGTACCTGCATCAACTTTACCTCTAATTTCTAATCCAATATCGTCAACTTCTCCATCTGTTGCAATCATTAATGCAGCATGAGAACCACCAACATTAAGTGGTTTTATAATTTTCACTACATGGTCTTGTGCTGTAGTTTGAAATGTTGATGTACCACTTAAAGCATTTACATAATCTACAGTAATATTATCAACATTAAGTCTCGTACCATTAATAGTACCATCTGATCCATCAAGAAATATTCTAGCATCTCCATCTGCGGCAACATATAATCCCCATCCAGAAGTAAATCCTTGATTATTTAAAAATGATGCATCAGCTCCATTAGAAAATCCTATTCCAAACATGTTACCTAACGAACTTGAAGCAGGGTTATAAGCACTACCTTTTGTATAAATAGGATTTGATCTTGTATTATTTTTTCCAATATTATTATAACTTCCTTCTAAATGTCCAACATTATGATCACCTCTTTGTAAGTTACCATCAAACATCATTAAATTTAATGTATCAGATGAACTACCATATAAAATAACAGATCTTTCAGTACCTCCACCTCCGTCTGAAAATGAAATTGTAAATGGATCTGTAACTCCTGCAATATTCGAACCGGATTTACCAATTCTTAATCCTCTAAAACTTGAATTTCCAGTAGTACTAATGCTTGAAGCAGAAATTGCATTTGCATTAATAGTTCCGTTAGCATTGAAAGTAGATTTTAAAGTTAAAACACCTGAAGTAGTTAACTTCATAGCATCAACATGACCAGATCCTTTCCAAGTAAAAGTATCATTAGATGCTTCATCATCTGATACTACAAATGTTAGATCAGAAGTATTACTGCTTTCATAATGTCTGATATAGCCTGCATCATTTCCACCTGTTTGAGCTGCAAAGAATAAAAATGATTCAGTTCCTCCTCCAGGAGTACTATTATTTGACTTATTTAAATAAATCGAATTACCTTCTAATATAAGTTTACCTCTTGGATCTATTATTGTTTTAAATGTTTTCCCAGCAGCAAAACTTGGAGTAGTTGAAAATACTAATTGAGTTCCATTAGGTGCCGTTGTACCTCCTGATGTTTGAGTACTATAAAGATCACTAGGTGGATTAAATCCTCCACCTCCTGTAGATTGTGCAAAAACTCCAGCATATGCATTACTCGCAGTTCCAAATGAAATTCCCTTAACGAAATTACCACCAGAATTTGATATATGAATTCCTCCAAAATCAGTTCCGGTTAATTGGTCCGTTCCATTTTCAGCATCAAGAATAATTCTATTAGCAGTTAATCTCATATCTTTCCAAAGACCAGCATTCCAATCTCTAGATCTTAATAAACCTGTGCTTATGCTTGTATCATATGCCATGTTCATTGTAGGTCCTCCAGAAGGATTACGTAATCCATATACATCGATTGATTGACTTGCTCTAATTCTACCACCTACATGTAATTTTTCTATAGGAGCTGTAATATTTACACCAATATTTCTAGTAACTCTGTCAACTCTAAAAGCAGAAAGCCAATCTGTACCGTTATCATTAGATTCTAAAAGGAATTGATCATTTCCTGATCCATTATATCTAAATCTAAATCCTCTTGGATTACTATAACTTTCTGTTAAGTTTAAACTTCTATCTGTTAAGTTTACATCAGAATTAGTAATATTTAAACTACCATCCATGAAAGTATAACCTACATGAGAATTTTTAGCATAAGTAGATTTTAATGCATCAGAATCAGTGCCTCCTCTTTTGAAAATAAACTTTGCTGTACTTGAATTTCGAGTATTAAAGAATAAAGTATAATCAGTTTCAGTTCTTAATTCTGTATATTTTTTAGTAGAATCAGAAGTTGCACTTCCCCATCCAAGTACAATTCCTCTATCATTATTATTATCTCTAATATCTAGATATGGTAATCTTGATGCAGATGTTCCAAATATTGCTGAATCCGCAGATCTTCTTCTTATTGTGAAAGAATCTGAGTTAAATTCAAAATATGAAGATCTTTCTACTGATTCAGTTACATCAACTCCAGATTTAATTGCAGAATTACCTGTAGTAAAATTATGCTGCATCCAATAATCAGATAAATCTTCAGCATCATCTGCACCAAATAATTTTGATCCTCTATTATATGAAGATTTTAAAGCATAATATTTGTTCCCTCCTCCATCATTGAAAATCATTTGTTTCATATTCGAACCTTGTTTCTCCATTTTATGAACTAAAAAGTCATAAACAGTATCAACTGATTTGTGGTGAATATAGTCACTATTAACATTAATAGAATTTGGTTTAGTATCGATATTCTGAGATGCAGAATTAGATCTAAGAGTTTCAAGAGTAATTTTTCTATTCTCTAGTTTTACAAATGATGTTGCAATATTACCAGAACTTATTTTATTATCAACTTGTTCAAGTAATACATATCCTCTATCTGAAGAATTACCATCAACTTCATTTCTTAAAATATTTCTTCTTCTTGATCTTAATCTAATCTCACCATCATAAGAATCTGCATCTCCAATTACATCAGATCTCATATCTAATTGAAAGTTCTTTCCATACTCAGCAAAAATATCTCCATTAATAGAAGATCTAATTTGAATATCACCTTTAATAGGTGAACTTCCTCCTACTCCTTCAGATTCATATAAGTTAGCAATATCTAAAATATATCTGTCTGGCGGATCTTTATAATATCTAATTTGTGCTCTTCTTGATTCTATTAACTGAAAAGGCGATAACCCTGTTAGATCTTCAAATTCCGGATCTTCAATAAAAAAATTAATTCCTAATTCTCCAGCAGATGCAGTAGTTGTATCATAAGATTTTAATAAAATAATATCTGAAGAACCACCGGCAATAAATGAATTAATTGCCGTAGTGTCGCCAATATCAACATTTCTTGTAGATAAAGCAGAATCGGCAGGTAAAAATGGTTTATTAAAAGATTTATTATTAATAACTATTTCCTGTTCTGATTGGTTATTCCTTTTAACTGAATTCGCTGCGGAAATATATGATGGTGTAGTACTTCCTTCAGACGCAGATTCTCCAGACGGACCTCTTAAATTAATTTTAAATATTAATTCAAAATCATTAACCCCTGTTATTAATCCACTTGCTTCTGATACTTCAAATAAGTCACCTTTATAATATCCTGCTCCAATGTTATCTTCACCTGAATATAAATAATAGTCACCTATCTGTACATTTAAAATATTATCTTTAATGATATTTAAAGCAGATGCATTATTTAAAGGTGGATAGCTTCCAACTTGAATTTCAGCACCTGATCTACCAGTATTTCCTCTTCTTCCTTCTGATCCTTGGTTACCTATGAATCCTCTAAGACCTCCACCGTTAATTACGACTTGGTCAAAATTATAATTAAGTTTTTCAATTACTTCGTTTAAAGTATCTGAACCAAATATCTGTTTTACTTTTATAGCCATTCTTTTAAAGCTTTATTGTTTTGTTATTTATTTATATAGTTATCTTTTTACCAATCTCACAGTGATTGCTGAAGAAAAGGATTGGAATTTACTTGTATTTAAATTTCCATTTAAAACAAAATTGAAATTAGAATTTCTTCTTACTTGGAAATTGAACCCTGTCTCCTGTTTAAAATTCTGTTGTATTTTTTCAACATCTTCTAATTCATTAAATACAAGAGGTAATGATAATCCACCTACTGAACTCAATACCCAAAATATAACTTCATCTATTCTATATCTTGGCAATACATTAAATCTAATATAATCTGATATAAAATCCTCTCTATCATTCTGTAATGTATACTCATAGTTCACAAATTCATCAAATACTTCAGCAATTCCTAATTCAAATAATTTAGATATAATTCTATTTTCTAAGTTAACCTGCATTTCTACTGTATCTTGAGTAGGTCGAGTATACTCAATATCAAATTCTGAAATAGTAGCATCTCCTTCTTCTCTTGCTAGAAATTCTTCAATTCGAATTACATCAGGAATTTTCATTATCTTAGAACTTAAAAAGTTCTTCTGTTCAATTGAATTCCATGTACCGAATTTAGGTTGTGTAAAATTCTTGTTTATGCTCTTTTGATAATATCCTAAGTCCCAGTTAGATTTGAAAATATATAAGTCCTTTTTATCTATTCCTATTTCTCCAATTAAAGGATATCTAGATGAAAATCCAGTCTCAGGGTTTACTGTTAGAATTCTGTTAAATGCTTCTGGAGAAACCTTTGAATAATAAAAATTAGGTATTACTCCAAACTCAGAGTTTTCAATATCAAATTCTCTATTTAAATTCTTAAGTGCTTCTCTGTTTGAGTTTTTATCAGTGAATAATAATACATCTCTAAATTTAGGAAAATATTCCCCACCATATCTGTTCATTGGTAGTAATTCTACTCTATTTTCTCTTTTTAAAGTTGAACCAATTTCAGTTTCAGTTGTTAACCCTGGTGGTATATCTGTATCTTGTGTAACTGTTAAGTATTTAGATTTTTGAATACTAAAAGGTTTCTCAAACTCGATAACAAAATTATTTCTTTCTAAATCCTCAAAAGGAACAGTTCCATCATAATCTTCAGGAATAGTTACATACTCAACTTCAGGGGACCCTTGGTTTACTAAATCAAAAATGTTAGCAAACGATGCATCTTCAATCTGTCTTCTAAAGAAATTAAAACCTCCATCTTCATAATATGGATAGAAATTTAAAGCATTAAAATTAGAAAAATTAATTCCTAGCCCTTGTTCTACATATTGATTTTCTCTTGCTCCTATTGAATCAGCAAAAACAATTCTATCACTTACTACTTTTAAAATATCTTGTACTTCCCATAAATGAGGTTGAGTACCCTTTCTATATAATTTAATTTTATTTTTAACTCCATTAGGATTTGTAGTTAATTCTTTTAAAGCTTGAGTAAATGTATTTTCGATAGATCTTATGCCGTCAACTTTTCTTGAGCTTTGATATAGTTTTCTATTATATCTGTTTGTATCTAAATCTCCTCTAATATCATAAATTCCAGTTAAAGGAGTATCAGGATAAACAAATTCAAAATCACCATTTTCAATTGCTGTTAAAAAATCAGCTTGAGTATTAAAAATATAATTATCTCCAGTAGCTGAATTAACAGGATTAAATCTAATCAACTTAATACTTTTAAATGTATATAAGAAAATAGTATCTAAGTAAAATTTGAATAAATTTGTATTTGGTAATTTAAATTCAATTAAGAAAGTAATATTTTTAAACTTCTTATTTTCAATTACTGTAAATTTAAGTTTAGGAATACTTTCTCCAGGGTTATCAATAGGAACACCTGCTCCGTTTGTTTCTGCTTCACCTGATCCTTGTTCATAATCTAAAGTATAAAAGTGACTTGTTGGTTGAAGTACTGCTGAGAATTTATATCCATTATATTCAGAGCTTTGTAAGAAATCTAAATTCTCAACATTAAAATCAAGTCTAGTTTCATTTTCTCTTCTTTTCTTAACATAAAATTTAGCTCCTCTAAAAAATGTGTTTGCAAATCTTCTTGTACTTCCTCTTTCAATCTCTGAGTATTTAATTTCAGGGTTGATAAAGAAGTCACCTTTTTTCTCTATTGTAAAATATTCTTCAAAATAATTTCTGTTTGGATCTAAGTATGCATCCATATCAAAATTCTCATCAAAGAACTGATAATAATCAGTAACACTTTCATCAGATTTTTTAACATAATTAGGATATGCTCCTAAATAATACCATTCATGTGTAAAATATTGAGGATTTGGAGTTTTAATTTCAAATGAAGGTGAGAAATTATCTAATCCAAATGCATAGCTTGTATTTAATCTATATGGCAATTCTTTAACGTTAACTCCATCTTTAACCCATTTTGTAACAAAAGGAGATAATCTAGAGTAAGTTGATAGCTCTTTTAAGAAATTCTCATTTAATCTATCATACTCTGAATCAACTTTTACTAATTCACCATTTGAATTTTCTAATCCAAGTAATTCAGTAAAGTAACCAAAAGGTTTAAATGTGTTTTCATAATCATATTTTAAAAGGTTACTATAATTTGAACCTGAAGTATCAGATAAATCAACTGATCCTGAAATAAATTGTTTATACTTTAATTTATCATAATAAGCTAACATGTTTTTATTATCAACTGAGCTATTTTCTGTAGAATGAAAATCAAAGTCAAAATCCTTAATAGGAAATATAGAAAAGAATCCATAATCATTTTTATTAAATGTATAGAAACTTAAGTTCCCAAAGTTATTTAAAAGAATTCTTGATCCTGATTCTACTTCAACTATAATAAATTCATCATCTCTAACAAAGTCAGTAATAATACCATCAGTATCTCTTGTTGGAAATCCCAAGAACCTTAGTGTTCTTATTTCTTTAAAACCATTTGAAGTATTAACAAAAAATACATCTCCTTCTAATAATTCTAAAAATGAAATATCAATAGCTAATCTATTTTCAGTTGCATCAGATCCACCAAAGAACAGTCCATTGTTTGTGTTCAACTTGATTACATTATTCAAGATGTGCCTATTTCTAGTAACTTCTAATGTATTATATCTTGAACCTGCGAATGTTGAATATACCAATACTTTTGTACCTCTCGTAGTTGCTCTTATAAATTGGTTACCGTTTAATTTACTTTCAGTTGCTTTAAAAATAAACCATCCTGAGATATCTAATATAAAAATATCACCTGAATTAGAAATTCCTTTTGTTACAGATACAGTATCACCTTCCACTAATCTAAAAGCGGTATTTCTTTGTAATGTCAATAATCCTCCATTATTTGCAGTGACAGTATAGATCCCATTTCTAGAATCAATAGTTTCATTTTTAATAAGAACTAAAGAATTTAAGTTAGGTATTACTCCATCTATATTTTCCGGAACCCCTGTGAATGTTTTATTTGTATATGTGCCGCCAATAGGAGCAGTTGTTGTATGTTCAACTTCAAATTTAGAATCAAACTCTAAATCAACAGTATTACCATAATTATAATTAATAGCTTTTTTAATTGCAAGTGCAATCTGTTCTTTTGATCCTTGAATTGAAAATCTATTTTCATGATTTATCCCTGCTTTTGCAATCGTATGATCTGCAAAGATTCCATATTCAGGTAATTCTCTTCCTATATAATAATAATCACCAGATCTTGGCATGCCTGTAACATCAAATTCCATATAAGAGAATCCTTTGAAATCAGTTGAAGTACCGCCTGCAGAAAAAACAGGATTACTAAAACCTAAAAGACCTTGGTCATCATCGCCTAATCTTTCATTAATAATAATTTCATTTTGATCCCATTTAGAATCAGCGTCAATTTTATAAAATTTATCAGTTTTATCTTTTATATAATAAATTGCAGCAATATCTTTTATTTGATTATTTGAATATGGTGTCTCATCTAAAGTAATTTTAACTCTATTCTCATCAATTTCTTCTAAAGATCTTGCAGTTGTAACTCCTTCAGGAACTGTATTAACATAAAACCCAAAGTATCTGTTGATTGAGAATTCTTCTGCTTCTGGATCATCAAATAAAAACTCTAAGTTTATAATATTTGCTATGGCAAGGTTATTTCTTTCAAAACCCTTTGTAACAAAGTTATCAAATTCAATTATACTTTGATCTCTTGCTACTAATGATGTATGTATTTTTTCACTTTCATCTGAGAAGTCACCTTTCTTTAAAGAAATTCCTCTAAATTGAGTAAAAGAATCCTTTTCATACCTTATATTAATAGGGAAGGCCGGAAAATCGCTTTGTCTTTTATACTTTCTAATATACTTTCCTATTTCAGACTCAGGTCCTAAATCAATTGTTTTGATAATAGTAGCATTATCTAACATGTATTGTTTAAACTTGGAAGGATCTTCAGATTGTAATCTTTTTAAATCATTATCCTCATCTATGTTTGTATATTTAAATTGAGAAGGGTTATCTACTCTGAATATTACAAATTTCTCAGGTAAGACTCTATCTAACCATATTGGAGCAAAATAAGAGAATTCTTCATCGTAAAATCTTGAGTCTTCATATTTTGCACCTGCTGCATATGTTAAGTCATATTGATTAGAATAGTTTTGCTGAACTTGTGTTGGATCATTTACATCACCTAAACCATGTGTAATATTATTTGGTGTGATCCCTTTCTTCCAGAATCTCCATAAATCCCAGTGGTAATCAGAATCTGAAGACGTTTTATAATTTTTAAAATCTGTCTTATTCAATTCAAATGAAGCATCTATAGAATTTATAAATAATTCAGAATTTGAAGTGTAAGTTAATTTCGCATTTGTCGTAAGCTTCGGATTGGTTCTTATTAAACCAAATGAAGCATCACCTAATAGTTTTTCAGCCATTGATTGAGCTTTATTTTGCTTTCAATATTTATCAATGGAAAAAACTCAGACATAAAGTTGGACAATATGTCTGAGTAAAAATAAAATATTAAAGTATTATATCTTGTGAATTAGATGTAGCATCAAATGAGGTTCCTCCTACGTTTCTAAGAGTTGCTCCTTCTGCTTTATAAATAGATTGGAATTCAATATCATAAGAATATTTTCTATTATCTTCTGTATATAAATCAAATCCTAATGCTTTTACATATGATAGATTTTCTGTTGCTTGCGTATAATCACCTCCGATATTTCCTAGACCAGTTGCACCTTCTCCAAAGTAATCAGTCATTCTAAATTGGAATACGATTGGTATTTGTATACTTGCTCCTGGTTCAATTGATCTTTTAGCATTAATCGTATCACCTTCAACTCTAATTCCATCAATTTCTCTAATTAATGGGAATAAGTAAGAACCACATGACCCTGGCCCGATTAAGAATTGGTCATCTGATCTAAATGATTGTTTGATATCTGATAGATTATTATTATATTCCCATTGTAATCTGAAATCAGAACTTTGGATATCGTTATCATAAATACCGAAAGTATTAGATTCAATTACATTTGATAATTTAGAATTACCAAAATCAGCAATTGCTCCTAAACTTGAAACAGGAGCATCTTGAACATATTTAGGATGGTCAATGTGTACATAAATTGGATTATCTAATTCACCACCAACTGAAGTATCACTTAAATCAATTAATCCTGCAGATAAATCCCCAGCAGAACTAACTGCTACAAATCCATTTGGTACTGGAGATTTAGATAAAAATGTTGCTCCATAATGATATTCTGATGAAGTACCAGATGTATTAGGTTTATAAAATAATTTTCTGTTAATACCTCCTTTTCTAAAGTAAATATATTGTCCATATACTTGACTTGAAGAATTTACAGTATCTTCTGTATTGTTAATAATAGGAACCTCATCGTATAGTTCAAATGGCTGACCTGAATTGAATTGCTGGAATGGCATATCATCAGAAGGCCCCGGCTCATTTGATTTAAAGCTTAATGTTGTTTGTGAATTATTTCTAAGTTCTAAAAAGAAAGTCCTATTAACAATAACACCTTTCTTAACGGATAAGTTTGAAACAATATCTTTATAATACCCAGCAAATATTGTATTAATTTGATTTGCATTTAAGTTAACAGTATTTCCTTGCTCATCAATTAATACAGCAGTTAACTCTGGAGTTGCCTGAGCAAGTGTTGCTTGAATTGATTCAATTTGAGAATTAAAATCAAGTAACTTATCTGCAAGAGTAATAGGTCTTTGTTCTGGGGATAAGAATCCAGAGTCAATTGAAGTTGCAGTATGTGCAAAGAATTTCTCATTTGCTGTAAACTGATCACTTAAATGGACATTTAATCCTAAAGTAGCAAGGTCATTATCAAGCTCAACTCTGATTTGTTCAGCTCTTGCTTCTTGTATAATATCTTGAACAGGATCACCACCAGATAAATCATCTGGGAATACTACCTCAATTACATTTGAATATTCAGATTTAATTGGGTTTGTTGGATATCCTGCTTCAGAAAGAGATTTCATTCTGATTTGAACTTTCTCATCTCTATTGATTGGAATATCTAATTGATTAACATTCACAGTATCAGCATCTTGTACATCTTCTTCAGACCATTTATATTGCCCCGTTTCTTCATCTATTTCTCTTTCTCTAACTCCAGTTACTAATTTAACCCAAGTACTTTGAGCTCCTGCTTGTCTTTCACCTGTATTATCTGTAAATTCGATTTGCTTAGGTTGGTTAGCATCACCGTCTTTCGAAAGATATCTATATTCAATAACAAACTGTATTACCTCTTGTCCACTACCGTCAGGGCCTTCTTTTGGATCTGGGAAAGGCCAAAATCCTTGAATCCTATATTTAGGAGAAACGCCGATAGATGATTCTGCAGATAGATTATTAATCTTAGAAATAATTGAACTTAAAAGTTTCAATTTATTCTGCTTTTCTCTTTCAAAGTTTTGAAGTTCAGTTACAATATTAGATCTTTCAATATTAGATGCAAATTTTGTAGTTGCTAATTCTTCTCTTTTCTCAGTAACAGCAACATCTATTTCTTCAATATCTGAATTTAATTTATTCTTTTCATTTTGAAGTTTTCTAATTTCATCAAATACTTTTCTTTGTGTTAAATGAGAATTGATTTCAACTACTTTAAAATCTTCAGGATCCAATTGCGGTGGATCAGGTTGAACTCCATTGACTGATGACGGTGTAGCATCTTTTGCAATTCCTAGCATATAACTACCAAAATCTACAACTTGTTTATTGTAGAATTCTGTTAAAGTAACAGATGAATCATTTGTTACTGCTAAACTTAAATCATTCGTAAAGAATGCAACTCCTGGAGACCAGAAATCTGCAGGTATATTTGAATTAGGTTCTATCGGTCTAATGAATGTAACTAATCTTTCATTAAATCCGATAGGAATTTCTAAATTTATAAATGAGTTTCTTGTATTATAAAAACTCAATGAGGCTGCTCCAATTTGTACAGAATCATATCCTTCAACTATATCAAGTTCTATAATATTAGTTGCTGTTTCAATTGCAATAACTCTAAATCTAGTATTTCTTCTTCCTGTATTAACAATTAAACTATCTCCAACTTTAAGAGTTTCAGTTTCAAAAAGAGTTGAATTCTTAGAAGAGTAAGTTAATTTATTTAATTTATATTTCTTTTTTCTTTTAGTCTCAGATGTAATATCAGCAATTTCATCTATAGTATCGTCAAATATTTTGATTACATCAAAAGATCCAAAGAAAATATTTTCTTGGTAAGGGATTGTTCTTACTTCTTCATCAGTAAAATATTGTAATCCTTGTTGAGTTAAATCTTCTTCTAATAAATCTATATCAATGTCATTTCTTCCATCGTAGTTTACATTAAAATAATCTAATTCATCATCTGTTGCAATATTTAAGATATATCGCCTAACGATTGCTTTGTCCGTTCTAGTATCAATCTGCCCAGTTAATTCGAAGTTAACATAAATTAAAGGATTTAAGAAGTTTTCAAAGAACCAGTTATTTTTGAAATCAAATGAAGTTGGAGATGCAAGTGTTGTCAATGAAGGTGCTTCTCTATCTAAAGTATTTAGAATTATTTGCGAGAACGTTCCATCAGGATTTCTATTAACAGCATTCGAATTATTCAGACCTGAAAGGTTTTGAACATTATTATCCAATCTTTCAACTTGGGCTTTTAACCATCCAAAAGAAGGAATTTGAATTCTATCAATATTACCAGAGTCGTCTTCAATATTTACAACTACTGACTCTTTGGTAGAATTTAAAGCATCTGTAAATTTTTTCCATATTTCTACTGAGTTTTTATGTTCAATCATTAATTGTTGAACAAATGAACTCAAACTATTTTGTACATCCATTTAGAAGTAAGTTAAAATTTTATTATTTATTTAGTAAATTAAAACATCGAAAATTAAGTCAATCTGATCTAAACAAATAATCTCAATAATAGGTGTGTCTGACTTAAGTCTTTCTTCACTTATCAAAGCAATATTCTTTCCATAAACACCGTCACCTAGTCTATTTGTTGAATCTGTTCTGATTTGAATAAAGAAATTACCTAAATCAATAGGGTTTTTAAAGTTCATTCTTAACGATTGACCTTTTTTCCATTTTTCTACTGAATCATCTACATTTATTGTTAATACATCATCCAGAGTTGTAGGGATTGTAAATCCTAACTGATCTTGATTTCTATTTGTTACCGAATAATATGTACTAAATTTTCCTACAGATATTGTATTATCATTTGAAATAGTAGTATCAAAATCAATGCTTCCGATCTTATTTTCAGTTTGATTCTGATTAGATATTAAAATATTTGAATCAGTAGTCTGAATTTTAATTCCAGGCCCTTGTCTGAAAAGATCTATATTAAATGCTAATTCATTTGGAACCTCTCCTGCAAATATTTGATTTAATCTATCTGATAGATTTCCAATCATATCAAGAAGAGTTTGCATGTTTGAAACAGTCAAATTAGCATTATTGAAATTTTGCTGTAGTTGTGCAATACTATTCTGAACTTCTTTTAGTTCTTCTTCATTATAAATGAAGTTTTCTAAATTACCAAGTCTACCATTTATTTCATTATAATCTTTAACTAAATCATTGAAAATATTAGTAGTCTGTTGCATTTGTATTAATGCATCAGAATAAAGCTCCATTGAATACGCATTGTAATCATTAATTACAGTTTCAATTGCAGCATTATCTACAGAGGTATCAAATTTAAGATTTAATTTTAAACCATATGAGTTACCATTAATTCTAGTAACAGGATTAAATTTAGATTTTCTAAACCTTTGAATAAACCCACCATCAGTTGTTGGAGTAACATTATCTAAGAATAATATACCATAAAGGTTTGTTGCTCTATTAGTTGGAGTTGATGGATCAAATAAATCATAATAAATTAAGATAGCATTGAAATCAAAAGAAGTACTTTCTGCAACTCCATTATATTCTTGTATTGTTGAAATATTTGGATTTGTAATAATTTGAGAATAAGCTTCTGAATTAAAATTAATTCCTACACCATCAAGTCTTGATCTTTCATACTCTACATTTGTAAATGTTTTACCTGTATAATCAGCATCATCTTTAACTATCGTAATATTAGTAGGGTTATTAAACGAAGTAGGTTCAAGATAGTAAGAATTGGCTGTTCCGGAACCATGCCAATCCGCATTTGTAGAAGCCGTGTATAATATCGGGTCGTCATAGTCATAAAATGCATCTAATGATAAACCTGCTGGATGAGTGTCTCCTGAGTCTCTTCCTGTTATAAATTCTGTACCTCCTGTAACAACCTGTCCGATTCGGTAGTTGTCTGTTTCTTCAGCGCTGAATAATACTGTTGGAGTATTTCCATCACCATCTGAGATATATATGTAAATTTCTGTATATCCTTGTCCTTGGAAAGCAAGATTATTTACAACCTTTAAGTCTCCAACATATTCTACTACTCTTTGATATCTTCTATCTCCAGATGTAGATGTGTCTTCTTCAACAAATAAACGTTGGTTTAACTCAGAGTTTTTTTCTAATGAATTAGATTCTCTAAATCTAATTGCTCCAATTTCTTTCATCCATTTCCAAAAAACGGACTCTGAAACTGATTTTTTAAGAGAAGTTGAATAATTTGAATCAGATAATAAACCTGACTCTAAGTTTAATGCATAGTTTTGAAAGCTTTCTGCTAATGAAACATTTACATCTGTGAAATTGTCATTAAAAACGGCACCATCAATTGCATTGAACTGAATAAAATTCTCACTTCTAACTGGTCTTTCAATATCAGGAATATTTAATGCTGCAAACTTTGAAAAAGTAAACTTCAAATTTTCATTATTGAACGTTCTAGTTATATCCCTTCCAGCAGAAGTGAATGAATAAAAAGTACCACCTTCTAACTGTAAAGTCTTAATTAATGGAGTTATATTAGACATTAATATTTTTTAATTTTAAAATTACGCTATATTTGCAGTTGAACCGAATCCACCAAAGTACCACCATTTACCGGAAGTTGAATCATCTGGAACAATGAATTTCATTATTGCAGTTCCTTGTGGGCTAATTGCAATAGTATCACCATCAGCACCGTTTCCAAATAAACCAGAATCAAATTGTAAGGTTACATCAGTAGTACCGATAATATCATTTACAATGAATACTTCAGTAGTTTCATCTAAAACTTGTAATGTGATAACCTGGAATGCTGTATTTTCACCAACATAACATGTTCTTTGTACAGTTCCAGTTGAAATAGAATCTGCTACAAAATCAGTTATACCTGATTCTTCGATTACTGCTGAATTTGTAATAGTTATTCCATTTGTTGAAATACCACCGCCAAATGTTGCTAAACCTGTAGTTAATTCTAAATTACCACCATTTAATGTAACGCTTGAAGATGCTCCAATTGAAACAGATCCACCTTGTACATTTATACCCGCTGTAGTTACTACTAATCTCTTTGCAATAAGCTGTCCGTTAGGTAAATCAGAAATATTAATTACACCGTTATCTGTATCATAAGTATCTAATACTGGGTCAACTTTATCTCTTATCTCTGTAAAATTATTATTAATAGTGATCCTTGATGAAGCAATAGAATCAGTTCCTAATATTTCTATAATGTTAATTGCCATTTTATAATTCTTTTATTATTTTATTATTTATTCAATTACTACGAATCCTTGTTTTATCGTTTCTTTGAAGTTTCCGTTTGAATCACTAAGATCCAATTTTAATATATATTCACCTCTTCTATTGAAGAAATGTGAAAAGATATTTTCAGTTAAAGTATAGGTACTTCCTGACTCAACTTCAGTTAATTCCCAATTGCCGGTTAATTGTTTCCCTGGCATTGTTGAATTATCATATGAGAATATTACTTGACAGAATTGAGGCAACTCTTTTCTTGTTTCAAATATTCTTAACTCACTCCAATTATAGTTTAATGTAATTGCAGGGGCATATTCATCACCTAAGATGTTTTCATATTTTATATATGACTCTTGAGATTCACTGAAAATATTTGAAGTTGCTTGAATCCTATTTACAGTGATTTCGTCTTCTTCATATAGAATATTCCAATTGAATCTTTTGAAATTAGGCAAATCAGAAGATAATAATTCCTGATATGCAATTTCTAAGTCTACTGCAGAATTACTAAACTCAATAGTATCACCTTTAACATCAAAAACATTTCTTAAAGTTTCAGATGAATATAAATCAGCATTGTATTCAGATAAAGCTTGAATAATAGTTCTCAATGCAGACTCTTTTAAAGGAGGATATGTTGCTACATTATATACAAAATCAAAATTAAGTGGATTTTGTAACTCATTGATTGTAGATCTATTTGCTCCTGAATAAGCAATAGTATTATTTAAACTATTAATTGTTTCTATTTGTCTGGAAATAGTGACAGTATTACTACCTGAAGGAATTTTTAAATTAATAGTACCCTTTTCAATTAGATTATTAAAAAATGGGGAATCATTTATTTCTAATGTATTATTCCCTAGATTTATAAAATTAGTTGTATTGTCTAATTCTAATACTTTTTCTTCTAAAGAATAATAACTTACTTCTACTGAATCTCCGTTTACTATGGAAGTAATCCAATTTATAGTTTGTGGATCTCCTGCAATAATAGTATAATCAGTATTTTCAATTAATTCAGTTCCATTTAAGATAATTTTAATCTCATCATTAATAGTAGGTTCTCCAATTAAAATATTAGATCCATCATACTCTTTTGTAAATTCAATAAAGAATCCTCTTTTAGTTGTGAAATCAATTCCATTAAGAGCTGTAATATATCTGTTTGCATCTCTAGAAATAGTTAATAAAGTATTCCCGGGAGTATCTTTTATAGCAAGTAAATTACCTTCAGGATGATCCAATGGATTTGTTCTTATAAATTTATATTTATAATCAAATATCTCAGTAACAGGACCAACTCCTGGAACTTGAGTTGTTACTTCATAAGTTCTAGGAATTCTTTTCCCTATTGTCATTTTTGCTCCAATATCTTCAACTGAATAGATTTCAAAAAATGCAGGAGAATCAGATGATAGTTTTACTCCATCCCATGTTTCATTTTGATAAAACTGATTCCATGTTCTTAACCCTATATCTTTCCAGTTATAAGGATTATAGAAAATTGCATCATTTGTACCTTCCCACCATAAGTGATCTAACTCGTTCCAAAGAGCATTCTCAATGTCATTTAAAGTATAATTATATAAATCATTGTAGAATCTTGCATTTGAGTAATTCGCTTTATCAATTGAATTCCAAGTTGTGTCAGCATCTTCCCAGTTTAAATCACCCGTTAAGTTAACTGCCCATGTAAACCATGTATTTTCCCAGTCTCTATCAAAATCTTCCCAAGTATAATCAGTTCTAAATGCTTTATGATTTGCAACAATTTCAGGATTCTTTTGTTCAACTTCTAAAACGTAATTCTCTGAAGTACTTGAATTAAAAGTATTATAAAGTCTCATATCAATATCATAAGTACCTTTATACGGTAATATAAGATTAATACTTTCATATTGTTGAACGTTACCTCTTAAATTATATGTCCACTCTTGCGGTGAGTCGTTATCTACTCTCTTTGCAATAGTCCATTCTATTTCGTAGAAGTTTTCATATTTGATTTTATCCCAAGTAGTAAGTGTTCCATTAACTCCTTCATTTGCTTCATTCCACTGAATTGCCATTTCATCCCACTCTATTTTAAAAGTAGTATTTGTTAAAGTTAAAGGACATCCAACTGGAGTATCTTCATCATCTGTAAGTAAATATGAATCATCTACTTTATTAATAATAGATTCTAAAAATGTTTGTGTATATTTCGAATCTAAAATTATAGACTGATCTATAATATCTTCTTTAAGTTTATTATATGGAGTTGTTGGATTTGGATTCCATGTTTCTAAAGGAATATCAAGTGCAGAATATGTATATGTAATTACAATAGCATCTGATTGCTGTAAAGTAAACGTATTAGAAGTCCAAATAATAGAATCTTTAGCTCCACTTAAAATATAATCAACTCCTTTAACAAAGAAATCATTTCCATTGACAGTTACATTTTCAACTTCAACTGCAATATTTTGTAATGGTATCTCATTGTTTAAAGCTGTATTATAAGTATTTTCTTGAACAGTAGGAACAACTAAATCTGCATCCTGTCTAACTATTGAATCGATTTCTATTAATAATTTATTTAAACTAATAATAAAACCTTGAGGCTCAGGATTCACATCTAGAGTTGCTCTTTTTCCAACATCAACTACATCTCTTTCATTTGTATCTGACCAAGTATTAATATCATATTTAGAAAAATAATTACCTTCTCCAGTAACCGAAATTATTCTTGCAGAAAGAGGTAGGAATTTAGATTTTAATTTTTCTTTTAATCCTTGTAACTTTATTAGAATTTCTTCGTTAGAGAAATCAAAGGCATCTTCAACTAATGGTAATCCATACTCATCGAATTCTCCTTTTACAACTTTATTTAAATCATATGCTAAACCAAAGTTTGCTGTCTTTTTCCAGAATTTATTAGGAAGTACTTCTTCCTCTTTATTGAAAAATGGATCTAATACTCCATCAAATTGATCCGCAACTGATTTGAATCTTAGCTTCCCGAAATTCTCAGAAGATGCATCAACATTCTCAAAGTATTCGTTTATTCTTAATGCATCATATCCAAAGTATCTTATTGCTGTAATTAAACCTCTATAAGATCCTTGATAGTTTTTTAAATTTGCCCCATTTAAAAGCATCTCTTTTAACTTGGAATTAATAATTGTCCAATCAGGATATCCTTCTTTAATATCAACATCTCTGAAAATAAAGAAATCTTGTTGGTCAACTTCTACATCTTTATAAAAGTTATTAATAAGGGTTCCTAATCTTTCATCTTCTTCTTCTACTTCAATGTATAATTCAATTTCGGCAATTAATTCTGAAGTATCAGTATCTTGATTATCTGCATATATGTAAATAGTATTTCTGAAAGAACCTTCATCTCCTGTAGCAAATGATGCTTTTATTTTTATACCTTCACCATCAACAGCATTTGTAGTTGCAATTCCCGTAGTAGTTACTCCAGTAGTTCGTACATCATTATCCGTAGAATTAAATTGAGAAGGGCTTTCTGTAAATACTTTCAGTTCTCCTCTTTCTTCGAATGAATAAAAATTCCATCTTTTATCTTCTTTGTCAGAAAATGTAGATCGAATAATTGTTTCTTCAGCAACTCCAGCAATATCTTGAGGTTGGCCGTACTTTGTCTCACCATTTACTTCAAATATTTCATAAATGAAAAAGTTCAGTGAACTTATTAGAAATGTTGAAACTGTTGGTAAATAAAATGATCCTTTGTAAACACCGTCTTCTAATGTGAAGTTAGCATCATAACCATTTTTATCAAAAAATATTAACTTTTTATTGTCTAGAAAAGGCATTAATTAAAATCTCTATAATTTTTAGGTATTGTAAAGTTCCAAAATGCCTTTAATTTTTTAGGGAGAGCTATAATTTCAGTAATCATAGGTTCTAACATCTCAATAAATCCAGCAATATTTTTGTTCTTTAATAAATATCCAGAAATTGAGTTCTTGATTACTTTTCCTTCGTAAGCATACCCAATATTCTTTATATTGTTATTTATTTTACCTGATATTCCGTAAAGTTTTTCTTCTGTTCTCATATGTCCTTGCCTTCTTTTGATTGTCTTGAAATTCTTGACTGTAGACTTTCCTCAATTTCTTGAGCAATTACTACATTAATTGAACTTGTTTTATTTAATTCAGGGAATTCTTCATAAAACTGTCCAAATCTATCATTCCATCCACCTCTTATAATTGGCAATTCATTTTGACCGATTATAATATCTCCGAAATCATCTAATCCTAATCTAGGATCTTCATTGTTTTCAAGAGAAATTCTTTCTTTAACTAAAGTGTTACCTTGAACTCTTTCGTTAAAATAAAATCCATTTCTTAAAGCAGCTTCATTTCTTTCTGAAACAAACTCAACATTTACAGAATCAATTTTATCAATATCTTCTAGTAAATTAATGATATCTGATTTAGGCATAATATCTCTTCTTCTTGTTTCTAAGAAATAATCTGATAATTGTGCAACTATTTCAGATCTTAAATCGTTATAGTTATATCCTTTGAATACTTTTAAAATAATATTTAATCCATATCTTCTAATAATAGGATTTACAAAAACTAATTCTGATTGCATTACCTGCTGGCCACTTTCTCTAATCGATGCTTTTAAGTAATCAATTTCTTGTTGCTCCAAAACAAAATTAGATTCAGATGTTGTGAAGTAATTTGTATCAGTAGTTAATTTTTTTCTAATATCAGGAATCAGAAATAAGTAGATTACATTGTCGTCATCCAAGTACTCGTCTTGATAAGTAGAATAAGCGTCTACGAAAGAGAACCAGTTTAGTTTCGACAGATAATACACGTATTTCTCTGGGTTCGCCAGAACGTTTGTAGTACTACCTCTATTCGCTATAAGTTTTGTGAACTCAGGATTCTCTGCATTTGTACCAAATAATATTTTCTCTCTTAATGAAACTCTAAAAACTTCATTTGGATTAACATCATTCCCTAAAGAATCAGTCATATCTTCTTCCCATTCGAATTGAATTTCTTTTGGGTTTCTATCAATGTTTCCATTAAATCCGATATTTTCTAAATATTCAATTTCAATATCAGATCCTCGAGGAGGAATATTTCCGAAATTACCATTACCGAAATAAACATCTATTCCACCTGCAATCCCAGTTTTAACTAAACAACCAAATCCATTTCTTGGAATGTCATAAAGGAAGTCATATATTTTATAAGTATTTCCATTTACTCTCACTTGAACGTACTGGTTATCAATTTGCTGTCCTGATGAAGCTTGTAAGTTAAAAGATTGCAATTGTCTTCCATCTCCTGTAAAATTTTGTGATTGAAATCTACCTTGAAGTAATGGGTAGTTTAATGGGTTAGTTGAATCTGTATAAATTCTTTTTGGTCTATTGTTTAAAATAGTATAAAATATTTCATTGTTTAGACATTTTAAGACAGGATTCTTACCGAAGTTAACAAATGACCCTGCTACTTCATTTTGACCACCTGGGACAAATTGAAACTGTACTGATCCTTTCGCTGCATCAACTCTTTTAGGATTATGTCCTGCTAATCTTGAAATACCATAAATAGATGAATCTCTTTGAGCAGTATAGATATTAAATTCAGTAACAGCATCCTCAAAATATAAAAAGTTCAAGTTAATAATTTCTTGGATAGTTTCTAATATTTGTAAATAAGGTGATGCCTTAGTAAAAACTACTTTTGATTGATTGTAAGTTTTTGTTAGATACTGGAATGTATCAACTATCATTGATTCAAAAGTAATTCTTGCAGTATTTAAAATTTTAAATTTCATTTCTAAACTATTTTTTATAATACTATTCCAAGTATTGTTTCGTTTTCCATTGTTACGTTTATAAGTACAGCGTCTCTACTGTCAGATGCTTTCGCAAAATAGATCCCTATATCATAACTAAACTGTAATGCTAAAGGACAGTATTGCTTTATTTGAATATTTATTTTCTGTTTCAAGTCATATTCATTTAAAAACAATTCATGTACATACCTTTCTAAGTCAATTCCCATTCTAGGTGATCCTAAAACATCTCCTGGTTGTGTAAAGAAAAGAACTTCAAGTTGTTGAACAAATATTTCTATTGGTTCATATGATTCTAAAATATCTGTATTTTCTTCTTCTGGTCTTAAATATAAATCTACCATATAAAATTATTTTTATTGAGGACTCATAAAGAAATAATCAA